TGAATCAATGAACATGGCGTTGGAACACTACTCAAACCCACTAATAATTGTACCCGATTCCGATTGGCGTACTGCCGGTCATCTTGCAACCTGCCTCACTCAATACTTCGATAACTACTCTGAAGTTGATGGCCTTGTTGTTGAGCGGCACATGGGTGAGCCGCTGCTTGAGATGAAGTTCGCCTTCCCGTTCTACTCAAACGACACAATCGACGTTTTGTTGTGTGGAACAATCGACTTCATTGGAACCTACTTTGGGCAGAGTGTTCTTTGCGATCACAAGTCCACAGCAGTCACAGCCGTTGATCGTTACCTAGACACTTACCGTATGTCTACGCAACTGATGGCTTACACGATGGTTCTACGCAAACTATTCCCTGACCGCAACTACCAAGCCATTATTAACGGCATCTTCTTGTCGCGGACAGGTAAGAACAAGTTCCAGCGTAGTGCAATCCTCGACTTCTCTCCTGACAGAATGGAGAAATTCGAGGAACACATGACCAACACAGTCATAGACTTCACCGATCAACTTGAGCGAGGCTTGGCTACTGACACTATCCCGTTCCTTCCCAACTACAATTGTTGTGAGACAAAGTTCGGTATGTGCCGGTTCACTCGCATTTGCAATGCCGGTGAACACTCCGAGGCAGTCATTGACAACGACTACTACACTAAACTATACGATCCCCTAAAATTCCAAACATGACCGATAAAGAATTAAAGATACGCGCTCTATCCGAGTTTACTCGTGAAGCACCACGCAAGTTTGATCTAGGTGTTGCGGAACATAATCCAAAAGGCGACAAAGGTTTGTGGCGTATGAGCGAGTCACAACTCGTCAACGCACAGAAAGAAGAAGTAATAGATATGTGGCATTACACCGTCGCATTAGAACATAAACTAAAGGAGCAAAACGCTCTCATACTACAACTAAAACGTACAATAGCGAACCATGAATAAACCACTAATAGGAATAGTTGGCTCCAGCGGGTCTGGTAAGTCAACATCGTTGCGAAATCTTCCTGCTGACAAGACCATCATCATTGATCTTGAGCGGAAAGGTTTACCGTTTAGGGAGGCCAAGAACTTCCAAATCATCTCAGCCAATACCTTGCCTGACATTGACAAGGCAATTGCCACGGGATTAAACAACGCTGATGTTGTTGTCATCGAGTCCTTCACAAAGTATTGTGAAATCCTCATTGAGACAGCTCAGAAGATGTACAAGGGTTACGATGTGTGGTCGTACTACAACAAGGCAATCCGCAAAACATTGGAGAGCCTCAAGAACGAAAAAGCTACAGTCGTTATCACAGCCATTGACGAGATCGTTAAGATCATGCAACCAACTGGCGGCGAATACAACACACGCCGAATCAAGGTGCAGGGTAAAGTCCACGAAGGCTGCATTGAGAAGGAACTACTCCTCGTCTTGTTCACCGAAGTCAGGCGCGAGAAAGATTCTATCGAATACTGTTTCCAAACAAATTCTGATGGGATAACCTCCGCAAAGACGCCGCTTGGTATGTTCAAAGACCTCTACATACCTAACGATCTCAACACAGTCATCACAAGCTTGGAGGAATACTATGCCTAATTGGATACAACTAGAAAATCAAGTCGGTGATGAGGGTGATGCCTTGATCAACCTAGACTCTGGTATGATTGTTCAATTGATTGATCAGAAAACAAAAATTTGGTCACTCAGCGGTGATCGTTACTTACAAGGTAACGCCACAACGTTTAACCGTATTCAGGCGAGAATTCAACGCACGACTACGGTTGATTACTACTCAGCAATTGATGATGTGTGGTGGAGCAATCGTGTCTCTAACTGTTTCCATGCACATGGAATAGAACACATAAGTGATCTACTCAACAAAACTGAAGATGACTTGTTGAAGATGCGCTACTTTGGAAGGGGATGCCTCGATGAAGTCATTCGTAATCTAGCCAATCATAACCTAACCTTGAGTGAATAATTTCTTGCATGAAGCAAGGATAAACAAAAACATATGCCTACTATAAACCTAAATGAAGTAACCGAGAACGCTCGACCGTTCTTGCCGTCAAACACATACACAATCCGCGTTGCTGATGCGGAGTCTAAAACATCCCAAGCTGGCAATCCTATGGTTGTCTTGTCATGGGAAATCGTTGCACCCGAATCTATTGAAGATGCTGATTTGGGAACTGTACGAATTGCTGGTTTGCAATTCCGCGAATACTTGGTGTTCATGGAGAAGTCTGCCGCTCGCATAAAGCGTGTGCATCGTACCTTGAACCTCCCTGCTGAGATCAATTGCTCTGACGAGAATGATCCTTGGGGTACGGTTGAGACTGATGCAGACCTTTACAAGGGCAAGGCTGCTTATGCCACGATCAAGACCGAGAAGATAACCAAGAAGAATGCAGAAGGTGAGGCTATGCTTGACCCTGCAACTGGCGATCCTGTCACCTTCAACGGCTACTCTATCGGCTCCCTTGTTTCGGCTGCGCCTGAAATGGACATCGTAGTTCAATAATCAACCGAGGCTGGGTAAACTGGTTTTCCAGTTTTTTGTGCGGAGTCTGTTCCGTGACCAGCCTTCTTTTTTATGAAAGAGATACAATCAATAATTGATGAGGTTTGCGACAAGCAACCTGAGCATTCTCAACCGCTCGAGCGGTTGAGAATCTTAACAATGGACAAGACTGCCGAGGCTTTAGCTGACGGCTATATGTCTGGAGTACACGATGTAATCTTGATGCTTCAAGACTACATGAAAGATGAGAAAGATGGCAAAACCTTACGCGACCAACTAAAAGAACAGGCACTCAATGCGGCACAAACCAACGCTAAACTACAGCGGCCTAACAGTAATACTAGAAAGTCAAAGTAGGTTCGATAATTGCGAACTTATTTCAGGTTACGCCGGTCATCTGTTTCAAGGTGCATTGGGAATCCCTCGTCAGGCTTGCGACATTAGGTTGCTTAACACCCTCGGCGAGGGGTTTTTGCCTGACACAAAGGTCATTCTTTTGTTGGGGCAGAAAGCCTTGAGTACATTCAAGAACGCCTCCATTGGAGAGCAGCGTGGATGTCCTTGGACTGCACACAACAGAACATACCTTGCAACCTTCGCACCACAAGATGCGATTGACCGCAAAGCCTACTTCAATCCTTTGTCAAACGAGACAGAGATGGAGTACGAGACCGTCCGACACGGCAAGACAAAGCGTAGTAACTGGAGATTCTGGTTCTTGCGTGATGTCGCCAAAGCCGCTCAATACCTCAAAGTACCGCCAAGACCAGAGAGCGGTGAGCTAATCACTTATCCCAAGGAGCAGGAGATCATTGATCTGCTGACAAACACCAAGGGACAGGAGATGTTCTTCGACATTGAGACGAATCCGCACCTTGAGATGACCTGTTTCGGCTTCTCCTTTGGCCCTGACAAGGGCTGGTGCGTACCAATGCTACAAGTCAACCACTACTATTACGATAATACTCACAAAGTCCTGCGGGCATTAGCTATTGCATTGCGTGACAACACGGTTATTATCCACAACGCTCTGTTTGACTTGTTTGTAATTGCCTATCGCTATGGTATCCCTGCCCCAACTAAAGTGTTCGACACAATGCTCTCACATCACAGGCTTTTCCCTGAGGTTGAGAAGTCGTTGGGCCATTGCATATCTCTCTACACAGATCAGCCCTACCACAAGAACGAGGGCTGCTTCAATCCACACACAAGCAGCGAGTTCCAGCAACTCTACGAATACAACATCAAGGATGTGCTGACGATGGCCCTAATCAAGCCAACACTCGATAGCTTATCCAAGACACTTCGGGCTGAGAAGTCCATTGAACAAGTCAACTCAATGGTCAAACCCTATTTGACTGCAATGCTGCAAGGACTTCGCATTGATACACCTGAACTTCGCATGATAACCATGCACAACGAGCGTTATCAATTCCAGTTACGCAGGATACTTGGCCTGTTACTTGGGCGGGAACTAAATCCCAACAGTCCCAAGCAAGTATCAGCTTATCTCTATGAAGGGCTTGGTCTAAAGAAACCTGACCGAGACTTAACTAACGAGAAAACGCTGCTTCAGTTGCGCCTAAAGCACAACCTACCGGCAGTCTCAATCATCCTGCGTTATCGCTCAGTTGCGAAAGAGACAGGACAACTAAAGTTCCCTCCTTACGAGGGTCTCCACACAAAGCCAATGAAAGACAGGGTAACAACCTCCTACAACTTGGCTGGCACAACAACCTACAGATTGGCTAGTCGCCGCCTTCTAGGTAAATGGGGAACCAACGTACAAAACATACCCAAGAAACTTCGTTGCCTCTTTATAGCTGACGAAGACAAGGTACTTGTACAGGTCGATCAGTCAGGAGCGGAAGCAATGATCGTCGGCTACCTTTGTGTGCCGGGAAACTTCAGAACTTTGTTCCTTGAGAACATCAAATCCCATGTCTTCGTTGCCATGCGTCTATTCCCAGAAATCTGGGCCGCCGAGCTTGGTAGAAGCATAGATGAGTTCTGCGCTGCCCCGATCACACAACTCAAGTCAATCAAGGGTTGGGACGAACTAAACAAAGTAATCAAGGCTAGTGATGATTGGTCAGCAGACCGACGCTACTACTTCATGGCCAAGATGGTTTGTCACGCCAGCAACTACGGCATGAAGTTCCCAACATTCCGAATCAACATACTACAAAAATCGCGTGGTGCAGTCGCTCTCGAAACTAAAGAAGC